TTGCATCTGCAAAATCTGGCGACCTACCAATGCGTTCACGAATAGCATCTTTTTTCTCTAAAGTTAGTTTTCCATCGTCCGAAAATGGTAATCGATTTATCTGTTCCAATTCTTGAATTATCTGGTTTCTATAGTTTTTTTCTTGAATAAATATTAAATTATCCTTACAATAGTCGGCTAAATAAAAATAACATTGTGCTTTTAAGTTCTTGTAGTTTTCTTTTTTTCCGCTTACTTTTATTGGAACTGCATTATTATTAAATTGTGTTGCCCCTGATAAAACACCGCTATTAGCTGAATTACGTGTAAAAGTTTGCAATCCATCTGCGTCATAAATAACATTTTTTAATGGTATTCTGTTTTCTATACGTAGTTCATTTATTTTTTTACTAACTTGCGTATCATCTATTTTGTCAATTGCTATAATTTTTTCAATAACAAAACCACTCCAAACAATTAAAACAAATTTATCAGAACCAGTATAAGCAATATCACAAGTTAAATATCTTGTTTGAGTAGGTTTTATAAATTCATTTGTAAATAGGTTTAGAATATTACTATACTCAAATAAAGCATAAGGATTATCGTCATATTCAAAATTACCATAAATTTGCCTTTGTTTTGTGGCTTCTGATATTTTATCATCTGATAAAAAATCTTTTATCCATTCAGCAACTGCTGGGTTTGGATTGTCGCTTGGAAGAGCTAAAACGAACTTTCTAAATAGTGTTTCTAATTTGTCAACAAAAGGTTTATAAAACCTTGAATAAACGTGATTTTTAGCAGGATTAAAGCACTCAAATACTTTTCTTTTAAGATTGTATTTTTCGTTTAGTCTCCAGCCTGTACGCTCGAAAAGTTTATCAATAACATCTTGAGCGGTTTCATTACTCTCATCAACTGCGCATCTAGTTAATTCAAAACCCCCAAAACGAGTATTCAATGGATCACTTGGTTTGTATGCAGTGTCAATTAAAAATACCTCGCTCCCATTATTAAAAACTATTTTGTTTAATTGTTGGTTGTAATTAAAATCTCTCTCTTGAATTAATCCGTAAAATGATAATTGCTTGAATAGTGTTAATAAAGCAGTTCTTTTTAATGTAGTTAATTCTTTTCTAGCTAAACCCCAAGCAATACCATCATAGGCTAAACAATCAAAAATAATAGCAGTTACCTCAATTACAGTCTTGCCACTTCTTGCACTTCCTCCATAACCTATTGAGGTAGTTATATTATCAGCTAATAGTTGTAATGTTTGAACTTGTTTTTTTGTGCAATAAAAGTAATCCCCATCGGTATAGCTTCCAATAGGGATATATTCAAACTTTTTTCTCTTGTAAAGTTCTATATAAATATCAAACTCGTGTTTATCCATTTAATTCTTTTACCGCTTTTGCTCTTTCAATTATTTCTTCAATAGGGTATGGTGGTAGTGCAAGAAGCGGAAAGACAGTTATCGAAGTAACGGCAATTATTTTCGATTGTTTAGCCTACGATGGTATTGCTTGGGGATTAGCTAGAAAAGAACTTACAACACTAAAAAGAACTGCTTTACTAACTTTATTTAAACAACTTTCTTTTTACGGGTTAATGCAAGAAAGAGATTTTAACTATAATCAACAGTTAAATAAAATAGTTTTTAATAATGGTAGTGAGGTTTTTTTAATTGATACGGCATATAAACCAAGTGATCCATTGAATACTCGTTTTGGGGGTTTTGAATTAACTAGATGCGCAGTTGATGAGAGTAATGAAACAGCTCAAGATGTTATTGATAAACTTTTCGAGCGTACAGGCTGGAGATTAAACGAAAAATATAATCTTAAAAGAAAAGTATTTGAGTGCTTTAATCCTGCTAAAAATCACGTTTACTCACGTTTTTACAAACCATTCGTTGATAAACTAGAAACGCTATTTAGAAAATTTGTTTTAGCACTACCTAGCGACAACCCAAATCCAGCAGTAGCCGAATGGATTAAAGATTTACTAGCTGATGATAAAATTTCTGAAGCGACAAAACAAAGGCAAATCTATGGTAATTTTGAATTTGATGATAATCCTTATGCGTTATTTGAGTATAATAATATTTTAAATCTTTTTACAAATGAATTTATAAAACCAACTAATGACAGATATTTGACTTGTGATATTGCTTATACAGGCTCAGATAAGTTCGTTTTAATAGTTTGGAGTGGATTTGTTATTGAAAAGATTATAGCGATTGACAAAATAGATGATACCCAAGTTAGTAAAAAAATAAACGAATTAAGAATTGACAATAGAATACCATTAAAAAATGTTATTTATGATGCGGATGGATTGCAGACTTTTACACGTAATTCGGCTAATAGTGGCGTTTTATCAGGGGCAACTCAATTTAATAATAATGCAGTACCGATAAAAGTAAGCGGAAAAAAAGAAAACTATAAAAACTTAAAGGCACAATGTTATTTTTATTTAGCTGATTATTGCAAAGATAATTTGTTATTTATTCAAGAAAAAAATTATCGTAACCAAATAATTCAAGAGTTAGAACAGATAAACCGTTTGCCTTTTTCTGATGATGGAAAATTGTCTTTAGAGAAAAAAGACGCTATCCGTGAAAGGATTGGAAGGTCACCAGATTTTGCGGATGCTATAATGATGAGAATGCTTCCAGAAATAAAAGGAAAGCAAAAAATTGGTATTATTTGGAATAATTAAAATAATTATTGTAAATTTGAAAATTAATTTGTATTAAAATGATATTTAAAGACAACGCCGAAGCAATTGTTTATTTAAAAAAACACGAAAAACTTTCAACTGATTTTAAAGAAATGAGAGAATACTCAAATACTTTAAAGGCTTTAGTTAATGGAGAAGATTTTACAGATGAATTAATTTGTAAAATTGAACACATTGAAAGTGATTTAAAAGCCATGGCTAGAGAAAAATATAGCCGAAGTATTAAAGACTTATTTTCTCGTTTATTTCAGCCAATTGATAATATTTACTATGCTACTGGCGGTGTTAAAGAATATGATATTACAGCAAAGCAAACAAAAGAAAATTATTTAAAGCAAATTGCAAACATTAGAGATAATAAAACGTTATCAGAATGGGTGCAAACTTACGCTATACAACTATATAACACCGATCCAAATGGTGTTATATTTTTAGAATATAAAACAACTCCAAAAGTTGATGTTTATCCAACTTATAAAAGTTCTAGTAAAATCAGATACTACAAAGCAAAAGGTCAATTGTTAGAATATATTATTTTTGAACCTAAAACAAAAGACCAAAAAACTTATGTTAGAATTGTAGATGATTTAACAGATAGAACTTTTGAGAAAAATGGTAATGATTACGTTATAGTTGAAGAATTAACTTTTGAACACCCTTTCGGTCAAGTTCCGGCGGTAATTTGTTCTAATATTCAATTAGCTGGGGAAGACGAAAAACTTGCCCCAATTGATTCTATTATAGAAACTGCTAAAGAATATGCAAGAGACCAAAGTTTTTTAACTCTTTACAAAGTTTACAAAGGAAATCCAATATTTTGGAAATATGTAAGTTATTGTTCAGAATGTTCAGGAACAGGAAAACAAGGAACAGAACCGTGTTCTGATTGTAATGGTAAAGGTAAAATAACTGCTAAATCAGATGTTACTGATGCAGTAGAGTTACCTATTCCTACAGATACAGAAAGCCCTGTTATCGCTCCAAATATTGCAGGTTTTATTTCGCCAGACATTGATGTTTGGGAGCAATACAATAAAGAGTTAGAAAAGTTAGAAGAACAAATGTACAAATCACATTGGGGCACTTCTTACGGAATGAACAATGTGCAAGGAATGAAAACCGCAACAGAGGTTACTTTTGACAAACAACCTTTAGAAAACCAATTAAACAAATACGCTGACTTTGCTGAGTATGTAGAATGGAAATTATCTGAATGGATTTTAAATTTATTAGACATTACTAAAACAGATAAATTCAGAAGTGATATATCTATAAACTACGGAAGAAGATATATTATTGATAGTTACGATGTTTTATTAGAACGTTACGAAAAATCAGTAATTGCAGAAGAAAATAGCGTTGTTTTAGATAAATTGTTTAGCGAATATTTAGGGGCAAAATACAGAAACAATCCTATTGATTTACAAATAAATCTATTAAAAGCAAGAATAGAACCTTATTTACACTTGCCATTAACGAAAGTCAGTCTTATCTTTGGTAACGAAGAAGCACAGAAAAAAGTATTATTTCATAATTGGTGGAATAGCTTAACTGATTTTTCAAAGGAAGAAAGTGTTTTATTATCAGATTTTAATACTTGGTTTGAACAAAATAAAAAAGTAAATGATACTAACTTAAATTAATATGAAATTTTTTATTTTTAATATATTAATATTCTTTTTTATTGTCGGAGCGTTTAAAACATATAAAAGATTAAAAAAAAATAAATTAAGTATTAATGGACATATAGAATTTATGCTATTATTCTTAAGTTCTTTATTGTTTTTATTAATAGCTATTGTTAGCATTAGTAATTAAAAAAAAATAACAATAATTTAAATACACACACATGTACACACACAGAACAATCACAGACAACATACAATTTAATGTATGTTTAGGAAATCACTACAATGTAATTGAAAGACACGCTAATTACAAAGAATTTTGTCAAAGCTACAAGACTGTTTTTGAAAAAGAACACGTAGCGGATTATGACGAAAAAAGCACTCAAAACTCAAAGGAAATTTACGCTTTTATACATTCCGAAAAAGGAGTATTTGCTTTATTTAAAAAAGACAAAAACTTTATAATGACTGAAAGCGGAAAAACATTTTCAAATCTAACTTTTAAATAACTTTAAATTAAATAAATATGTCACAAATGGGAGTGTACAAGTTACACAAATTAGCAAGAAATGGTAATTTTTTTACCAAGGAAACAAGGGTAAGAATGGAGAGAGATAACCACGTTATTCAAAATTCTTATGCAGAAGACGTAAATTCTAATTCAGAAATTAACGGGTTACTTTACGAAAAGGACGAAAAGGCAACTGAGTTGTATTTAAGCGGTAAACCTTTTAAAAATGTAAAAGAGTTTACTGAGTTTGAAGAAGTTAAAGACGCTGCTAAAGATGAGGAAAAAGAACTTTTATTAAAAGAGTATTTAGAACTTCAAGGAGAACCAGCAAAAGGAACTTGGGGAGTTAAAAAACTAACAGAAGAAATTGAAAAACTAAAACAAATCTAAAAAATGGCTTTAGAAAACATTACAGAGTTGGAACAAACTCTAGGACTAGAAAGCGGTAAGCTTCAAGAAATGATTACCAGCGAAGAAAAACACACAATTGATCTATCAGAAAAAGTAATCGTAGATAAATCTGTTTACGATGAAAGAATTTCAAACATTAAGAAAGAAAGTTCTACAATGGCTTTAGAAATTGCTGTTAAAGAACAACGTAACGTATTAGGTTTAGACTTTCAAGGCAAAACTATGGAAAACTTGGTTAATGCTATTAAAACAAAAGTTGAATCAGAAAGTAAAATTGAACCAGAAGAAAAATTCAAAGCATTAAAATCAGACTTTGAAAAGCTTCAGGAAAACTATAATACAAAAGAAAAAGAGTTTGTAACTTTTAAAACAAACATTGAAAAACAACAAGAATTAAACGAAATTAAAGGAGAATTTACAAAACATATTGCTGGAGATACTTTAGTTTCTAAATCAACTATTTTTACAGAAGCTAAAGAAAAAGGCTTTTCGTTTGAGAAAGAAGACGGTAAAATCGTTGTAAAACAAAACGGAGAAGTTCAGAAAAACAAAGACACGCTTTCTCCTATTTCTGTAAAAGAGTTTGTAACTAATTTCGCAACACCTTATTTAAAAACCCCAACAGGAGGAGCTGGTGGAGAAGATGAAAAAGAAGTCGGTAAGGCTGGTTCTTTTGATGCCTTCTTAAAAGAAGCGGAAAAGAACGGATGGAACGACACCAAGAAAAATGAAGAAATGGCTAAAAGAATAAAAGAAGGTACTTTAAATATGTAATCAATGAGATATATTGAGTGGTTTTTAAATTTGTTTATTGGTAAAAAAGCTAAAAAAGTAAAAACAGAAGCTTATAATGAATTAAAAAAAGCTAATAATAATTACTTAAACGCTAAAAAAATAAACGAAAAGTACTTGTCTAAATATTCAGGCAAAAGAAGATACACAAAAGCATAAAACTATAACCAGTCATTAATTTGGCTGGTTTTTTTATTTTTTTACAAATAAATAACGATTATTAAATATTTTTTATTTAATTTTGTTTTCATTAGCGGTATAGCTATAAAGATTAGGGCGGTAATGCTCGTTTAAAAACGTATTATCAATTTAATTTTTATAAAGATGGCTAACAGAACAACTGCAAA